GGCGTAAATTAAAGCCGCGAAAATCGCAGATTCCAATGCGAATGTGTAACCGTTGCCCATGGATGAGATCTTCTCGTATTCAATGAGAGTATCTCCTAGGGTGCCACTAGGGCTCCTTAGGTCCATGAGATAAGTTACCCAATCTTTAGGTAACAGCAACTCGCAAATCTTTAAACTTACAGAGTCACTCGCCGCACTAAGATCGACAGTTACAAATCGATCTTCATTGTTTGGCATGCTACCTAATCGAGCCAATTCCTGATTCTTCTTCTGGTTGTCTAGGTCCACCCCGAAGCGTTTCAACCGCTTCCGGATAAAACCGTCAACTCCCAGTTGGAGGTACAGGTTTAAAGTTGGTTCGATCGCAATAGTCCGCTCTTTCTGAGCGTCCTTGGGTACAAAAGTGATTCGGTTTCCATCCACCACGTTAATGACTTTCGACCAGAACTCTTTCTCACATATCGGCATGTGCTTCTGTATTCCGAAGCGGCTTCTATATGAGTTTTGTAGAGCCCCGATCCATCTCTGGTCAGTGGCGATGGCAAACTGGGCGTACCGGAAAGCTCCTACCGTGCAGTCGTACGGCCATTCCGCATATTTATGATATCGCGAAATGTTTCCGTGCTTCGTGCTCGTGGTGGCTCCCGGCCCATGCCTGGACCTGTCCAACATCTCTCGGTGACCTGGTAATTGGTCACCAAGCAGCCTGCTCAAAAATACTCGAGCGTAATGTAAAACTTTCACGCCCCAGTCCGTTTCCGGTTCAGCAAGGGACTTATAACCTACACGGTTATAGTCGTGGCAATCGCTCTCGGCTGCGAAGAAGACCTCCGTAGCCCGAGCAATGCGCTCTTCCTTAGCTGTAGGAAAACGAAATTTCTTGATTAGACTGGCGAGTGCGTACTTTGCTCTGACTTCTGCTAGAGCTGGTACGCCCGTGGGAGCAATACTCTGTAGCCCCCAGGCCTCGGCAAGCACCAGGTAACCTTCAAAGTCACGATCTCTCATGACTTGTGAGAAGGCCACCCGGTCGCCGCCTTTGAGGTACTCCTTAAGGTCCGCATATACATTTTGCGCGACCTTCCAAGGGTACGCCTCGGGAAGGTTCAGCTTAACGTCAAGCGATTTTCCTTGACGCCGCTGGGTCTTGGTTCGGGATCTAAGTTTCATAAATCCTCCGGTTTTGCCTCTTTCCTATGGAAGGTTTGTACTAACCTCTTCCAGATAAAGAGCAGATTGAAGACCAAGGTCTTCAGGTTGCCCGAAATGGCAGCCGCGATCACCAGTAACCCGAGTATTTCTTCGGATCTGGTCACGGTCTTATACCATTAACTGGGAGGTCAGCGATTCCATAAAGGCATC